GTCATCTTCCATTTCAGTCTCAGTGGTGTTGAAATCTGTCTCAACTACACTTTCGTGTTGGAATGTGTCTGAAGAATCCCAGAGATAGGGCTTTTGGTCTTCGTCGTCTGGTCCTGGGTTCTTGTTCGCTATGTGCCTGTAGTTAACTTGGTCGGTGGGCAACCAACGCTCAGCCTTCCAGATGCCTCCGTTATTAACAGTCCAAGTGAACATCAGCTCGCCGTCTACAGCACCGAGGGATAGGTTCTCCCGCCACCGTCCACCTACCAGCCAGATTCTATTCTTGGCATCTTCGTAAGCTGCATCCACGTTCGCACCTGGGAATCCGTGACATTGTTCCACCCAGCGGTTTCCGCACCCATTGCAGTTGAACGTGGCTATTTCTCTCTCCGGGTAGGTGTCATCCTGCCCTGGGAGCCTCCCCCAAGTGCTGTTGTCCCACCATATGTCGTAATCCCCACACTCTGGGCACCTGATGTCTGCCTCCTCTTGTAAGTAGGAGCGTGTCCATGCCATGTATTTGAGTTGCTTGTCGCTCCAGCCCTGTATAATCCCACCGAGCAGAGCATAGAGCAGAGCGTGGGATACCTGAGGGTAGGCTTTGTAGACCTCCAGGTAGGCAGCTTCCATCTCCTCAAGCGACACATCTTTTGGGCTACTGGAGAAAGCCGGTTTCGACCTCAACTCTTCTGCCTTTGTGCGTAACCGAGATATGACCTCCCCTAGCAATTCAGGTGAGGGCATGGCGCAGTCTCGCATAACTACACGTGTCTCTTCCCCAAGAGCCTCTGACGACATGTAATCCATAAGTTGTTGTCTGCGCTCTTGGATATAGGCGTTCCACTCTTTGGTGCTGGATAGAGATTCTCCATCTCCGATTTTACCTTCTACGAATTTGTTGGCTTCTTTTTCTAGCATGGCGATGTCGGCAGCTCTGAAATAAACATCTTCTTTCACGGGCCAGACAGATACATAAGCTGCCACGTAAGGTCTTTGCCCCATTGGGTCAGGCTCAATGGGGGCTCCATCAATTTTGAGCTCAATCTCGTTTGAGGGCGGGATAGATGCGCGGTAATCCTGGTAGCCGCCTCCATGGTACACTTTATCATGTATCTGATTGTCATCTCTGTTGTAGAAGACAAAAACATTATCCCTGGCAAAGGTGACTGCCGGGTTTCTCCCCATAGCTATGGGGGTGTCTGATACCTGCATAGCACCCTGTTTGTTGAGCAGTGGCTCTATGTCCCCGTCAGTGGTTGCGGTTAATATCTTGCCCCATGGGTCTATCAGTGTGCGCTCCAGATAGACCTGAGACACGGTGAAGTTGTATTCTTCACTACCATCTGCTGGGGTTAGAACCCCATCTTTGTGTGTGTATAGAATCTCCCTATCATAAGTCAGGTAAGCTACGGGAAGCTCATCGTGGAACTTGACCTGAGGGTGTCGAGCGTGCTGCAGGTGCAGCTGCTGAGGATTTTCCCTGTTTACGTTAGGGATGAAAATGTCACTCAACTCTTCAGGCGCTATGTGGGTGTCTTGCCTTTCTGTCAATGCACCCTCCCCCGCAAAGAATCCTATGTCGCCAGAGGCCTTGTATAGTGTGCCTTGTGGAGACATGGCGTCATGTATGTTGAATTGTTTTATGTGGGTGTTATAGCCCAACGGGGGTCCAACCCAACTATTCCACAAGCACCATGCCGACCCAGTAGTTGGGTCAAAGAATATATTGGGAGATGTGCCGTTTCCTATATGGAGGACACGATTGGGGTTGGCGGCGTAGCTGTAGCGCCCCTCCTTGGGGGTCACTCTGGCAACGTCGCTTTCTGGAACGACTACCTCTCGCATCTGCGTTTCTTGTCCCATTTTGTGCATAATGATGCTGGGCCCTGGGTGCCATCTCTTCGAGTGATTCCAGACCAACACAATATGTCCATCGTAGTCCACAAAAGCGTTGATGCTGGGGACCGAACCGAATACATGGTTGAAGTGGTGCTCCTTCCATGGCATCGTGTCCCCGTTGGGTAAACGGGTATTGAAGTCATGGTCACTTCGATTATGTGGTGGCTTGATGAGCTGTTGCCAAGGGGTGAAGTCCCAGCCTTTGCGCAAGTATCGCGTGGGCTTCTCTTTAGTGCCCCCTCCGCCTTTTTTCTCGCTCTCCTCAGGAAACTGCCAGGGTTGATTAAGGTAACTAGCACCGATTCCTATGCCTGTTAGCGTACCAGCTAAACCCCCCATACCCCCAGCCATCATGGTCCACTTGAAGAACATAGCAAATTGGTCGTTGTGTGGCTGTTTGGTGTAGGCTGAATCGGTTGACACAGTGCGGCTGTTGCTGCCGATGTAGAAGTGGTCTGTGGTTACGTTAAGGGTGTATATGCAGGGGTGTTGGTTGTTGTAGGCCAGGTCGAAGCACCGCATATTGAGTGGCTCGTCTACGGGGTATGGCTCGCTGAAAGGGTCAAGCCAGTCCGTGGCAGTCTTCCACTTGAATATTGTCTCGACGGGGAAGTCATAATCCCCTATGGGATATGCTATGCTCAGGCGTTGCTTTGACTGCTGGTATTGAGGCGGCTGCATGAAGTCGCCCTCAGCCAATGTGGGGGTAGGTCTTTCGTCAGAGAACCATGGGTCGAGAAACACCTGGCTGTTGGGTGCATCATGGTTGAGCTGCCCCCCGTGTAGGCCTCGCATCTCTGTGTTTCTGCCCCACCCCCGCTCGCTCGTTTCCTCGTTTAGAGCTACATCTTCATTGTCAACTATAATACCCCGCCAGTTCATATCTGCCCGTGTGTTGTGTAGGGGGTGATGGTTGAAGTAGAACTCCTGCGCATGTCCGCTCACGGCAGCTGGCCGCGAGTATTGAGTTGCATATATGACGGGGCCATTGGTCTTGAGTTTGATGAAGCGGTTGGGCGAGTCAGCTCCCCCAAAACCAACATCTTCGTAGCCGTGCTCTCGGGCGTATTTCCTGCAAGCCTCACACATGTAGACTGGGCCATAGGGCTGTGGTGGTACATCTGAGGAGCCCCCATATATGAATGCGGTTGGCTGATGGCCTGGTACATAGTTACCCTCCTCCATGTCCTCCTCGCCTGGTACAGGGCTGCCTGTGAGGCCGAATATGGCGCGGGGGGCGTCGCAATACCAGAACTCCTTGTTTCGGTCGGGTCCCCACTGGGGCTCCATCATCCTCACGAACGAGACACCGCCTTCAGGGTGAGGTGTGGCTATTATCCACCCTATAGACAGGTCCCATATACTGTCGCCTGTCCAGCTAATAGGAACGCCGCTGTCAAACTGGAACACGAACTCGTCGCCACGTTCGAAATCCCAATCCACATCAGCGGCGTCATCACCGAAAACGCCCACCTTGAACCCTGCAGCTGTGTCGAAGTACATCCCTTCCTGTCGGGCCTTATTGCCGTTTTCGATGGGGTAGCTGTAACTACCGAGCACAGTGCGGTCCCGCACTATTTGTGCGCGGCCACCCTGGCTGTTTTCGGCTCCGTAGCCCGTGTGCGTAGCAATGGTGCTTTCTATGAATCTCTTTGAGCCTGGTAGTAGCTGAACCTCTTCTTCATCTGGGTAACACTTTGCCCTGACAGCATCCACAACAGGCGAGTGCTGGTAATGAGGCCACGAGGGCCACATTACCACGCGCACTCTTATCTCTTCCTTCCCACGCGCATCCATTCCGTTGGGTAGAGAGACCTTATATCCATCCCCCTCCTCTGTTATAGTGAGCGGGACCTCTCTCCAAGCCGACCATCTTTCCATTGCCTTTATTCCTCACTTGTGGGCGTGTTTTCTCTGTCAGAATTTCTTTGTGCTGCCTGCGGGTTGTCCGCGCCTTCTATTTGAGTTTCCGCATGAGCATCCTTGTCTACACTTACCTTGGTGTCTATTTGAATCCTTGAACTTCCGCCAACGCCCTTCTCATAGGCCTCACGGTGCATTCTGGTCTCTTGCATCATCTCGTACTGTATTTCTTTACTTTCTCTCAGCTCATCTAACAACAACATGTATTGGTCAGAGCCTGGCCTAGCGTTTATGCTATCAACGGCTCTCATCCACTCTTCGGTAGGCACTTTTTCAGGCGCAGACACGAAGTCGGGCACTTCTGTCTCGGGCGATATCGGCGATTGACTTATTGGTTCTTGCTCTCCCCTATCACCTCTTCTGGTGGGGCCGTAGCCAACTTCTGGCGCGCCGCCCAGTTGACCGCCCTCTCTGTAGGTGACACCCTGCGGGTAGCCATATACGTTACGCCCAGCTGGGGTAGCATGTTGTTGTATAAGCCTTGGGTCGGTAGCCCTGTGAGCCCTGCTCATGGAGGGCTGGTCTATCATAGATGTCAGCGGGCTAATGATAGTGGAGGCACCACTCATCATCATAGTCATGAATGCGCCTTCCATATAGCTCTGCCACTGCTGACCAGGGCCTCCGTAGGCTCCGCTGATTATTGATTCTTCAATTTCACCTTCTCTTGGTGGCTTACGCTGCGCCAATCGCCTTAGCTGCAGTGCCTGCTGAACGCTACGCTGCTTCTCGGGGTCAAGGGCAGCCATAGTCTGCTGGAATGCCTCGGTGTCGCCGCGACCAGCAGCGCCAAATGCCCTAAGCCCCATGCGAGCCTGTTGCCCTGCTCGCCCTTCTTGTTGTGCTTCCATAGCTATGTTCTGTATGATTTCGCGCAAAGCTCCTGCGGCTTGCTCGCTTTGCTTGCTCATCATCTCAAATGGGCTCTCAACAGTTGTTGGCGCAAGTTGGCCCATCAGGCGGTTGGCTACATGCTCTGCCTGGAATCTGCCAACCTGCCTTTGGCCTGTGGACGACACTCCGCCTACGAGCTCACGTGCCTGTGCCCCAGCTTTCTCGTAGGTCTCTGCTACCTCTGCTCTGGCCTGTACTTGATTTGCAATTTCTTGATTGCGCCTCATAGTCTGAGCAAAGTTATTTACTGCCCCCCTTATTTCTTGGGGCATTTGCTCGACTACTTCTTTCCATCTTCCAGTGCCAAATTTATCAAGGTTGGCTATGGCGTTTGACCAAGCCCTGCCATACCTAGATGTTCTCTCGTCGGTGGATGTAGCCCACTCGTTAGCTTGTTGAGCTGCCTTTTCTAGTCCTTGCAGGTAGTTGCTCCTGAGTTGCTGGGCTTGCTCTGCCCTCACTTCAGCTGGCCCCTTAGCAAGCCCTTCAGCACCGGAGCGAACAAGCATTCTATTTATGGTAGCTGTGCGCTGTGCGCTACCGAGCCCAGTGAATGCATGCTCTCCTGTGCCTAGATTTTGACTAACATTTATGCCAGGCAGTTGGAGGCCTGAGAATGTCTGGTTCATTCTTTCTACTGTAAGGTTTAGAGTGTCTTTGAATTGGTCTAATCTTGCTTGCGGCCTTGCTCTGTCCCATTCCGTTAGAGCAGCGACCATAGCTCGCTCAAGTTCCTGAGCCTGTATCTGTGCGAGCATATTCCTGCGCCTTGGAGGCGCTTGTCGCCCAGCGTCAAATCCACTATGCTCTTCTACGAATGGGTCGTTTTCTGTGGATTCCCATCCAGAACCTGGTATATTAGATGGATGTATTGGAGTTTGCCCCAGGTCGCGCGTGGCTTCTACCCACCTATTCCTGAGCAACGCTCTTTCTTGGTCCTTTGTCCTGATTAGCCGATTCCACCAACTCAACCCTCCTATGCCTACATTATGATGTTGGCGATTGAGTTGTTCAACGGAAAAGCGGTAGTCTCCGCTATCTGTTCTTTCTGTATAACGACCCATTTGCCTTGGGTCGTGCAGCATCATCCTTGGGTCATTTGGCTTCATACGTACATATTCGCCAGACTCTCCGCCCTCTTCCCAGGGGTGCCTGAAGTAGAAGCCGCCTTCGTGCATTCTGTCTCTATACCTTTCATCTATCGGGCCTCCACCTTGTCGCTTCAGCGCAACGTTGAAGGCCGTCTCCATATCACCTCTGTTGATGGCATCCAGCCCAGCTCTTCCAATCTTTTCTGATGCTTCTCTATTGACTACATACTCACCGGGGCTGAGCGCGGTGAGCACTTTGTCCTGTGTTTGTGTAGCATCGTATACGCCACTGCTGGGTTTGACCTCGCCGCCCTGAGCGAACTTCTGTAGACCTTCGAGGCTTACCCCAGCACGGCGTTCAAGCTGCTCTCTTTCTATAATACTACCTAGTTCACCCTCACTAAACCAACCTTCTGAGCTGAATAGCGAAGTCTCGCCTTGACGCCATGCGCCCAGGTGTTGTTGCCATGAGTACACTCCAGCACCGGCCATGCGTCCAACGCCGTATAGCCCAGCTCCCAATAGAAGTGGAATGGCGAATTCGGGGGCTAACAACAATGCGCCCAATGCCCCAGCGCCAGCAAGCCCCCAACCAAGTGCGCCACCGCCAAACCAATCAGCTACATTTGAGAGCCCTAGTGTACCAGCCTCAATAGCGCCTTCGCGCATTTCTGCACCGATGCCTTTGTCTCTAGCGCCTGTGTAGCCGAAGTAGCCACCAGCTAGTATGCTAAAGATTTCTGCCCTGCTAGCACTGCGGCCTATTCCCCTGAGTGCGCTAGAGCCCCAACTCGACCCTTCTGTAGCTGCTAGTCTCCCCATGCCTTGTGTCATTGGCTCTGCTAGCCACCGCATCGTTGCGCCAGTTCTTCGTTTGGTCCCTTGCCAGGCAGAGGCTAGCCTACCACCAGATGAGCTCGCTTCACCAGCAGCCTCTCTGCTGGCAGTTCTTGCCGCCGATTCAGCAACATCATCAGCAGGGGTGCCTGTGGCCCCTTCCGGATGCGCATTTCTCCACTCTTCAACTGCATCGGCGATAGCTCTCTGACCTTCTGTGGCTCCATCTTCCGCAGCCTGTCTTCTGGCAATCTCGTATATCCTTTGCCCCTCTTCTGCAGACACTCTGTTGAATGGCAATGCCCTTTGTCTGGGTGCCATGCCACCAAGGGGGTCGCTCACTCTACCCCTTGATAGGTCTTCCCCTATTTCGGATAATGGCTGTCGCAATGCGCTTCTGCCAGCCTCTACCCGGGCAGCTCTGGCTCTGCCGACTTCTATCTTGGTGCCTACCTCTGCTTCGGAGGCACGCACACGTGCCCACTCTTGTTCGAGGGCTTCTTGTCCGCGCTCAATAGCTGTACGCAAGCGATTAGAGCCACCCGTTCTCGGGTGTATGCTTTCCACAACAGCATCAGAGGCTCGCGATGCTTGGCGGAATGATGTATTGCCTCCGACACGCGACAATTCATCTTTGTATATGGTGCGACGCAGTTGTGCAAGTTGCTCTGAGGTGGCTTCAGGGAAGTTTAAGTGTTCTGGTCGCCCCAGGCTCCCCCTGTGCAAAAACTCAATAATCTCATCACTTTGTGGGGATGGGTTACGCAGTCTCTCCAAGAAAGTTCTTGGCTCTATACCGGCAGCTTCTAGCTCTCTTGTAACCCTTGGGTCTATTGACCCTATAGATTTGCCGCCACTCATCCAGGCAGATATTCTTTCTACAATGGAGGGCTCTTGGACTTGAGACCACAGTCTTTGTGTAACAGGGTCTCCAATTATACCACCGCCCTGATAGCCAGGGAGCTTATTGAGCTCATCAACACCCCGGTGGCCTATGGCCTGCACAGCCTTCTTGTTAAGGATAGCCTCACCAGGCTGTGCGCGAATGAGCACGCTGTCGCGCGGCGACTGTGCGGTTATGTCCTCGCCACTGGACTGAGATATCATTCCACCGGTAGCTCTAGCTGGGACACTAGAGAGTCTACCTGGTGCCCCTAGTCCCCCTGTGTAGTCCCACCCTCCACTACCACCCGAAAAACTACCGACCGCCTGTTCGAATCTAGCCACGGCGTTGTCGAATATTCTGGTTGTGATTATTAGAGCTTGCCCGACATCGCTGGTGGTGGCTCCACCTACATCCATGCCCTGCTGCATCTGGGCATTGAGCTCCCTGATTGCTGGTGCTGGAGAGAAGCCTGGCCTTGCAGCTTCTACCCATGGCACGCCGCCGAGTGCTAGGCCTTGAGCGGCCTCAGCATTGATTTGAGCGGCACCCACACTTGCGGCGTATTGATTCCTAGTGGACATTCTTTCTTCTATTGATTTTATGTAGGCACTGTGACCTGCGCCCAGGCTTGCTTGTGTGCTTAGCTGAGCTTGCTGCTCTCTAATTGACTTGATGACATTGAAGTAGCCCCATGCAGCCTCGCGGGCGCTGTCCACTGAACCGGTTAGCCTGTCCCACACATTGAAGTACTCAAGGCTTTGGTCTTGAGTCTTGCGTAGCTGCTCCTCAATCTCAAGCAGCTGCTGCTCGGCCTTGAGGCGGTCCATTTGGGCCTTCTGCAGGGACTGCACGGCCTTCTCTTGCTTCTCAAGGGCCTTCACGACATCTTCTATCTCGCCAAGGTCCTCGCCGACCTCCCCGCCCGACACCCGTTGCTTGCGGGCGTACTGAACAACTGCCTCCTCGCTTTCAAACTGCCCTTCCTTCATCACGTTGTTTATGGCAGTTTGTATTTCTTCTCTAACATTAGGGAAGACTTCTTCTATGACGTAACGCTCTCTGTTCCAAGCCTGCCCCCGCATGCGCTCCGTGGGCTCTATCATCCTGCCCATAGCGCCCATCTGTGCTCTGTTAAGCGCCCCAGATACTCCAGTTGGCCCTGATATGCGAGCTGTCAAATCTACAGCGTTGCGAATCAATGACAGGGATTTGCTTATATTTTGCAGCTCTTTGTTGAGCACATCGAGGTTGCTGGATGTGTTGAGGAACGCCTGCTCTACCTCTCTCGATGGGTGGATGAGAGCCTCGATGGATACATCTAGTTCCTCCATCTTAGCTGCTAGCCCTTGCAGGGTTTGGGCCTGTATTGGCTCTTCCATCCCAGGTACTTGCGTCTCGAATCCTTCATCCGTAGGGCGCAGGAATGCAGCGGTTGCTTCGCCCTGGTACTGACCGAGCACCACGGGGACCTCCCCGCCCTCTGGCACCCCTTGCGCCAGTGCCCCTTGTATCTCTTGGCGGTCTCTTAGTAGGTCCCTACCTGTAGCTTGCTTGATAACTTCATCAAGTGAAATACCTGGCCTTCTCCAGGGGGCATCCAACTCGGCATCTCCGCTGGCGTACTGGGCAAGATACTCTCGTATCATATACTCCCGTTGCGCTCGCTGGTCCTCGCCAGAGAGGCGCTCTTGAGTGCCGATTATGCCGCGCTCTACAAGCTGAGCCCACTCGGTGCCACCAATCTGCCCTACGCCCCGAGGAGCATTTATGACTTCGGGGTTGAATTCTATGATATCTTGCAGATTCATGTCTGGCAGCTGCTCAAGGTATTGGTCTATAAGCAGCTGCGACATTCTGCTGTTCGCGCCAGCTACTGTGTTGATTCCACCAGGCAGGTTTGGCTTCTGTGCTTCCTGCGCTTGCTCTTCTAACCTCTCTATTTGAGCCAACTGCTGCAGTGATGGGTTTTCTACAGACCTGAGCTCATTCAGTTGGCCCATGGCCTCAAGGTACACAGCGCCTTCTTCCAACCCCTCTTGGATATCAGCACGCTTGAGCTCTGACTCGCTCATGCCCATGCGCTTTATTCTGTCGCTGATGGCTTCGTAGCCCTTCGAGACAGCTAGCCCAGCAATAATGAGCACGCCCAGAATCTTCGCGAACCTTGCGAGCTTACCCACAATGGAGCTCATGCCAGCGGCGAACTGCCTGCCACTGGTAGCCACATCATCCATCACGCCAGCTACGCCCTTGCTTCTCAGGCTCCCAAACAGTGTGGTTCCTGTCTTTGGGGAATACCCGTAGCGGAATGAGCGGCCCATTCTACTCCACAAGCCACCCTCTACTGCCTCTTCTGTTACCTCACCAGCAACCCTGCTGCCCGTAGACCCCATTCGGCGTGCAATCATGCTGCCGCCGACTTCGCCACCTGCTACGGCAAGTGCCTGTCCTGTGGCTGAGGTGGCAGCCATGCCCCTGCCGCCAGCTGCAGCAGCTCCCCCACCGCCTAGCAGCGGCACAGCAGAGCCAGAACCAGGTGTGGCTACTGGCTCAGGACCCATGCCAGCCGCGCTGATGCCGCCATACCACAAGCCTCCGACATCGACGATGTTGCCCATCCCGAATGCTCGGAACATGAGGTTGAGCGTAGCAATCTTAGCAGCCAACGCCCCCACAATGACTGTGGCCGCCTTGATGGAATCGGGGAGTGCGGAGAATGCGTCCACTAGCTCGGTGGTGAGGTCAATGGCTTCCCTGATGGGCTTGAGCACATTCTGCCTGAAGCCCAGGTCACCTATGAGTCTGCTCCAGGCACCCTTGAGCTTGGACAGGGCACCCGTCACCGTGTCCATTCTGATGCTAACCTCTCGGGCGGCAGTGCCAAATGCATTCTGAGAGGCAGCCGTGGCATCAACAGCTGTTTGGTACTCAGCGAGCATAGCGGCCAGACGGGACCACTGCCTTACACCACCAGCCATTGACATGGCTGCCTGCTGCTGCTGTGCTCTTGATAGGCTGTTCCACTTATTCGCTAGCTCTTCGAGTATATCTCCAGCTGGGCGCAGTTGTGTGACTCCCTCGCGCATCTCGCCCACGGCTATCCCGAGGTCCTGCAGGGTCTTGACTGCCTTGTCTGTGTACATCTTACCGAACACAGTCTTCAGCATCTGCCCTATTTGCTGGCCTGTTTCACCCGTGGCCCTGACGCCTGCCGCTATCATGCCATTGAGCTCATCAAAGTCAACACCGGCAATCTTAGCGGCAGCACCAGCTCGGCTGATACCGCCAGCCAGGTCGGTCATAGCAACCTGGGCATTGTTCGTCACATTGGTCCAGCTGTCCACGATACGCTGTGCGCTTGTCGCGGATAGGTTGAACTCGTTGATGGTTGATTCAAGATACTTATTGGCCTTGGCCAGGTCTATGTTGTCTACACGAGATAGCTTGATTGCTTCTCGTGTCATATCCAGCACTTGGTTGAGGTCCTTGTACTGCCTCATCCATTGACGGGTAGCATCCATAACCGTCATGATTGAGGTTCCGTATTCTCTAGCTGTGCCACCAGCGAATTCTGCTAGTTTCTTCCAGTTCGTGGTAAGTGGCATAAGGACTTTCGCCCCTGCCATCTTATCTTCGAACTGGGTCATGGTTGACATGGCTTCTCTGATAGCTCTCAGGAAGCCATACACAGCACCTGTTGCCACACCCCACATACCAACCTTCTCAACCGTGAGGCCAAGTCGCTGCATGCCCGTGGCCTGTTCGGCCATGTCGCCTGCATTGACCTGGAAGCCACTTCTTCTGCCCTGCCATTGGGTGGGCACTCGCTGCTGTGCCATCACCTCGTCGTTGGGGCCGAGCATCGTGATGCCGTACTCAGTCCCTATGCGCCCCCTGACCGCGCTTTCTGGTAGGCCAGTTTCCTGAATCCAACGACGCATGCGGTCTGAGGCAGCGCCCATATTCTGGCTGATATCTTGCAGTGCGGCGCGATATTCTTGTCCCGTTCTAACGACATACTCTTGTTGTCCTTGTGGCACGCTAGCTCTTCCGCCACCGCCACTGCCTCGGCTAGCAGTGCCGCCTCCTCCGCCTCCAGCCCCTCTACCGGCAAGGACATTGGCAATGAGCTGTTCAGCCTGTGCTCTGCCCATCCCCCCGCGAGAGCCCATTGCTTCTGTGAATACGCCCATCATCCCTTCCCTAAGGGCTTGTGGGGTGACGGCCTCTGCGCCTTGCTCCATGAGAGGACCGCGCCAGCGCCTTCCGAAGCGCTGCTTGAAGCTGCTCTCCAGGCTGCTCCACTCTTTGTCAAGGGCTGTGCCCTCCAGCCCCATGCTCTTGCCAAATTCTTGCTTTAGTCTGTCAAGCTGCTGGGGTCTGAATAGGCGACCCAGGTCACCCGTCAGCGATTCCTTGAGAGGGATTGCGTGCGTTCCCTCAGTAACAGTGGCAGCACCTGTCAACGACTTGGCAAGTGTGCCCTCGTGTTGTGACAGCTCCCTCACAGATGTGAGGAGCTTCTGCATAGCCTCGTACTTCTCAAGCACTGCTGTGGTCTGCCGTGCCATAGCATTGCTTACTCGCTGCATGACTGGCACGAGTTGCTCATCAGCATCGGCAAGCTGCTTGGTGCTTTGCCCCAGTTTCATCTCATTGATGTAGGCATAGGAGGTGGGGGCTCTACCTGTGGTTTCGGTCGGCCCAGGCGACGTGCCAGCGGTCTTTACCGCTGCCATTGGCCCCATCATCTGCGGGGCCATCTTCATGGGCTCTACGCCCCAACCAGCGTTTTGCATGAGGCGGTAGACCATGCCAGAGCGCTCCACATCCGCCATTGTGAAGTCAGTCTCTGGGTCTTGTGCAGCCTGTCTTACGGCCTGTATTCTCTTGTGTATATCCCGCGCCTTGCGGCGATAGAGCTCGCTGTCTCTGTCACTCTCGGGCTTGGGGGGTGTCAGGCGGTACATGCCCTCTATGCCGCCAGCCTCGAAGCTTTCCGCTCCGTAGAAACTGCCGGTCTGGGCGAACTCATCAAGAGCCAACTCAAGGTCAGATATACTATGTGCAGCTGCTGGCCTGCCACTTGCCGTAGTAGCCTGCGGGTGCCAGTGGGAGATGTCTTTGACACCAAGCTCACCGATTCTGCGGCGGGAGTGTCTCCACTCTGGGTCAAATATCTTCCCGAAAACCTCTTCTGGCATGCCATACGCTTGAGTCATGGCCTGCTTGAATGTGCCTGTTCCCACGTCTTGGCCCGGGGTGAGTTGCTCAAATGCTCTTGCCACCTGTTGCGCCCCAGCATCTTCGGGGAGGTCGAGGTTGACGCCAGACTCTTGTTGTATGCGCTGCAACTGCTCTCGGGCGAGGTTAAGGGTGGATTCGTACCCCGAAGCACCGGGCCTGAATGGGATGACGGCCTGAGAGGTCCCTACGTAAGGGAATTCCCCGAACCGTACGTGGCGACCACTTTCCTGTCGAAGCCTAAGCCTTTCTCTTCCAACCTCTTGCGCTTCTCTCAGGTGCTTGAGGTCGCTTTGGCTCATAGACTTTTCGCCATGTAGACCGCCAACATAAGGGAACTGCAAGAGGTTCTGTATATGCTCTTGGCCTATATTGAACGGCGACTGTCTTGGACTGCTCCCCATGCCCCTGCGGGCCTCATCTTCAAATGCTGCCACACCACGTGGTAGATTGAATGCGCCAGATAGAAGGCCTATTCTCTGTCTGAGAAGTGGATTCTCTTGTGCTTTGGCAAGCAGGGCTGGGCGGCTGATGAAGCCGCGCTCTGCTCTAACGTTGGGAGATGTGACAAGTCCCTCCATTATGGTTGATACATCTTCATGCTTGAAATCCCAAGCATAATCTCTCGCATAAGCACCAAAACCTGCCCTGGAGCTTTTGGCCTTCTGGAATACCTCTCTGTAGCGGTCCCACATGGCCTGCTGCTCTGGGTCAAATGGCACATTGCCAGCCTGCGCCTCGAAGTCCATAACGTGGCCCATTTCGTGCCACAAAGTGGATAGCGTATCGCTGGGGCTGTTAGCCGACTTGGGACCCATAAATACGTGACGGCTCACTGGCCCAGTTGAGAGAACGCCCTGACCGGTGGATATGGTCTCTGCTATGTTTAATCTGTTAGCGTGCCCCGCATCCTTTGCCCCCATAACGTGTAGGGAGCCAAGGTGGGGCCACCATTCTTGAGGTATGGTGCGTGCTGCGTTGTGCAGCCAATCCATTCGTGGGTATTCCCCGGGGACCCCACTTTGCATCCAGGGCTCTAGTGATTTCTTCTCCTGCCGACCAGCATCTGGCATGAGCTCGCTGTATATATCAGGGTTGTAGTTGACCCCCATGTTCTTCATGAAGGCCTGCATTGCAGCTGAGCTGCCCTCCATGCCACGCCCAAATTCGTCTGACCTGTAGGTTGGTGGCAGGAGCTGTTGTGCGGTGGCATCTGGCAGCGTGCGCATGTAACGCTGGTAGGCAGATTGCGCATCACTGCCCATTACGTCCTTGAATTCACCTGTCGTGGTCCAAGCTTGAGGTTGCCTCTTGCCCCCAAGTCCTATGAGTGTAGCTTGCTGTGCAAATCTTTCTTGCAAGGCTTGTATAAAGCCGATACCGCCTTGCACACCTTCATGTCCGCGAGGCATGCCCCTCATAGTGGTCACGGGCTCGGTCCAAGGCAGCTCTTCTCCCTCGTACCATGTACCTATGCCTTGGTTGATAAATGGCTGACCCTGGAAGAGCGGCAGCGCCTGCCTGACAGCTTCCATTCGGGTGGCCGCGTTGATTCGAGTGCTATCCTCACCATACTCCCCTGGTATATTGAGTTCCATCATACCCTCGGGGAGGACGCGACTCATCTGAGCAGCTGGGCCAAGTATTTCTTGCATAGCTGCCTGCGCTTGTGCCGCAGTATCTGGGTCCATAGCATAGGCCCCCACCGACCCAATGCCTCCCGTGCCCGAGTAAAGGGTGGTGCCCATTGTAATGTCGCCCACACCTACGCCAAGTTCATTTATGAGGCCCTGGTCCCCTCGCATGCCAAATGGGATTTTGCCCATAACACCCGAGCCGAGGTGAAATGCATCGCTGCCAGATAAGTCTTTTATTCCACGGGATATAGCGGAGGTTGATTGCATTCCCCTGCCCGCTGGTACAACCATTCGCCCAGAGCGCATCCAGTCTTTTTCTGGCATGCCATGGATGTCTGGGTGGTAATAGTCTTCTGCAAGTTTAGGGTTACCCTGACGCCTAGCTGCTTCGCTAATTAGATAGTCAAATGAGAATGGCTGCGAACCACTGCCCATTACTTGATTTGCCTGCATCCTTGCTAAGTTAGTAAATAGCTCTTTGCTAACTGGCACATTTTCGATGCCAACTGTTTCGCGCATTCCAGTGCCAGGTATGCGGGTGGCATCCATTTCTTGCAGGAAATTAAGCAAATTGCCAGCATGGTGCTCCACACTATAGGGAGCACCTCTTCTCATGAGGTTTTCTATAGTTTCAGCTACATTGCCAATGTACATTGGCCTGGTTCTTTGCCTCTTATTACCACCAATAGGCTCGGTCCAACCCCGGCCCTCAAGCTCAGTGACATTCCTTGCTCTGTGCGCAACACCTGGGCTTAGCCCTAAGCCATACTCAGGGCGAGTACCGCCTGTCATGGTGGCGGTGATGTGGTTAAGCAACATGTTTCTCTTGACTTGCTCGAAGTTTTCAGGCGTCAGCATCTCAGTGCTGGAGATTGCTTCTGTGAAGCCCTCCAGGCCCAACCTACCACTTATAGCTGATACGGGCCGCCCAAACCCTTGCTCTGGGAACATTTGAGACAAGGCAAGCTCGTGGTCCATCACACCAGACATCTGCGTTATGTCGCCCATGACTGTTTGTAGCATTTGCCACACAGTTGCATCTGTCGGCGTTACAATCCCTGGGTACTGCCCAGGGCCTTCTTTTGCTGTTTTGTCTGGCGCTAGTCCCATAATGCCAGCTGGTTGGTGAGCTGGACCTGCGTCTTCTAGGAAGAAGCTCTTGTTGCCCATAAAGTTTCTTATGAGCCAATCAGCTGTTCCTTGTGTGCTACGCCCCTTGCCGTACATTGGAACATTAGGCTGGTCGAATATCTGATGTGTCTTTGAGCCCATCTCTTTCCTGAGCACTGTATCAAGCAACACGCCAGCTACGTCCTCTTCGGCTAGTGTAGCTTGAAAAACATCGTTGTACTGCGCTGTCTTTGAGCCAGGCAACTGGTTGAGATGAGCCATAAAGCGCTCAGCCGTCTCACTATTAGGGACATTCCTGCCATCATCTACATCTGGGTGAAACTTTACATGACTAGCTCCGGTATAGCCTTGCATTGCCTCTCTAGCGTCTTCTTTGACCAGTGACACCGACCACTTGTCTAGCTCCCCAGAGCGTACCCTGGCTGCACGAGAAGCATGGGCGGCAGTTATGCTTTTGTTGAGCTCAGAAGGCGGTGCGACTTCTCCCCTCAATTCCGAGTATACCTTACTAACTTCTGAGTTATTTACTTCGCTGGGGGATACCTCTTGGAATGTTGGGGGCGTCGGTGGCCTTGGCTCTTCTGTATCTCCCCACAAGTTTCCAGACCATTCTTTTTTGGCTACTTCATACTCAGCCTGCTGCCTTTGGTACTCGCGCAATCCTTCCTCATAACGTTCTTGTGCCACTCGCTCTGCTGCTACTCTACGCGCAGCCTCTTTGACATTTGCGTCATAGGTGTTTACCTGGACCTTAGGCCCAACCCCCTGGTTCACTGCTCCCGTTTGTGTGCTAGCTCGTGAGATGGCAAGCATACTCTTGCCACCTCTCATGATTGGGTAGACATCCGTTGGGCGAGCTATTGGGCTATTCTCAAATATAGGGTTATCGTATCTTGGGTCTATGGAGGTATCTCCATGGAATAAGTCTGGCTGACTACCGCTCATGCTTCGTGCTCTCTGCTGCCTAGCGGCTGCCATAGCCCTGCGCTGCCTTGCGGCTTCCATGGCTCTTATAGTGGTGCCTGGGGGAGTTCTATAACCAGCCCGTTCAGCAGCCCTTCTCTGTTGCTCGGACATGGACTGCCCTTCGGGGAGGCCAACCACTTGATGCCTGGTGCCGCCAACGTCTATGACATCACCACGACTGGCTACCTCGGCCACCTTACGCACAGTGTGGCCTGGGGGCAACTGGTAGCCCTGTTCTCTGGTCCAGTTGACCAGTTCATCGCTTGGGGAGCCCTGTGTCTTTACAACCTGACGTATGACACCACCACCCCTAATCTCCTGACCAGGGCTGGCAGTATCATAGCGTGGCTTTTGTGGTTCTGGAGGTGGTGAGGATGCTGGCTGTGGTGTGGGAGATACGACCATAGAGGGAGCGCCGCCGCCAGCCGTTTCTCTGCGAGCTGCGGCGGGGCGCGTTGTTGCCTGGGCACCAGACTGAATGGTCTCACTTATCATACCCTCAACGTTCCTGAGGGCCTGCCTGACGCCTGTTTCGACGGCAGTCTGCACGCTGGTGGTGATGGTCCGCTCCATGTTGGAGAGACCCTCTCTGGTGCCCGTAGTCAAGCCCTCTCTGACGGAGCTTGACACGGAGGTCTGTAACGCCTTGCCAAGTGCGCCAGCTTGGGACTCTATGTTAGCAAAGAGCCCCTTGGCATTTTGACCCTTTTGACCACCAAGCGAAAGGGCGGAGCGGATGCTCTCCATCGATTCCTTGATGGAGGTTTCAGCAGTCTCCGCTTCGCCCTTAAGCGCGTTGAGCTGTTGTATGGCCTTACTTGCATCAACCCTGAGGTTGATGACATGTTGGTACGGTGTGTGTCCGCCTGCTTGTGGCATGTGTCGTCACCTCTCGTGGTAAGAGGAAAATAGAAGGAGCAGGTGGAGCGGCCTGTTGTATTGTCCAAGTCTACGAGTTAGATTAGGTCCGGGTCCTCACTAATAACGAACTTCTGAGGATTCGGGTTACTCAACTCGATAGTCTTGCCTCCTTCAAAGTCTGCTTGCGTTGCTTCTCTACCGTCGAGCTTCCCTTGCTTGCCATGACTGCTCCCGTCCTGGCTGGCAATATATTCTGCTCGACGCTCTCTGTCTTTGCGTTGTTGTTCTTCTACCCATATATCCAGAGCCGAGTCGTTTTCGATAGTGTGTTGAGGTGGCCTCTCTGGGTGCTCAAACACATTATCGTAGAACGAGCTCCAGATGCAGAGGGCTACTTGGTTTCGGTCCCATTCGGAGACTGGCCCTCGGAAGACGGCTGTTCCGGTTCGGTTGGCGATTTGCCATCGGCTTCTCCAATCACTTCCGGACTCGCCGTCCCCTCTTGCAAGGCTTCTGATAACTCTAAAGGGATGCCCCTTAGAAACTGCATCAGGCCAGAGGTGACCTCTACCATCTCGTCATCGTTGGGTTCACCCAGCAGAGCAGCCTTGTCCTCCCACACGGGGTTGCCCTCTTCGTCCTCTACGCAGCAGAGCATAAGCTGCATGAGCCTACCCTCTTCCGCCTTAGACTCGGCAGAGTGTTGCAGGAATGCCTGCTGCTCTTCGTATAGGTCCTGGAGCTCTTCTGTGATTTCTTCCATCTGCTCTTCTATAGCCTCGCTGGCCTGACCCTCTTCTGTGTCTGCCAGTGCGGTAGAAAGAGCCTGGAGCTTCTGTTGTAGGGTGCGCACACGCGCCTCGTCCTCCTTTGTGAATACACCCTGCTCCCGCATCCACTTGCGCCATTGTGCGTTGGTACGGACGCCTTCCTCAACGAGCTCTTGGAAGTTCTTGGAGTACTCCATGTCTGCCTTTGCGCTTTCGTCAATTGTGGGATGACGGAATACGACAGTTCCCCATCGCTCCGTATCCATTGTCTTCAGACCTTGCATAATCTGATTCAAGGCCTCGCGTCGCTGTTCCTCTGTGAGTTCCTCGTTCTCTTCCTGCACTACTGTGTCCTCAGCCATTGTTACTCCGTCCCTTCTTCTGATGATGTAACTTCCATGCGACTCCTGTCGTTGATTTCGAACACGACCTGCTTGCGCGGGACGTGTCGAATATCGAACATATCCAGCTTGGCCTGCAGGTCTCTCCAATGGTCGTTCCCTGCATCCAGAATCTTGCTGCGAACGCCGTCCCAAACCTCTGGGTCGGAACAGTCTCGGTGCTCAGCGTGGGAGAGAGCGGCGGCCATGGTGCCAATAACAGCATCATGACATTCCTTGAGGAGTTTAGACTTGGCTTCCATCTGCTCAAGTCTTTCTTTAGCTACCGTATTGTCCCGTTCCTCAGGGGGGCCTTGGGGGGCTGGGCTAGTATCCATTGTAACCTTCCTTTCCTTGTCCAGGGGGCAGGGTTTCTGCCCCCTAGACTTAATTGCACCATTTTTCAGGTGCGCCTTTTATGCAGTCTCGCTCTTGTACTGCAGGTCGTAAGCCCTGAGCGTGTAGGTGATAGTGGCACTACCGCCTACGTTGCCAGCCTGGCTTACGTCGATAATCTGACAATCCGGCAGCCTGAATGTGCACTTATCGTGCGCAGCGTTGCTGCCGAAATGGCCCTCGCTGGTGCGCATGATGATGTCTGCGTCACCGGCTTCGGTGGGCCTGCCATACACGGCTGGGTCCACGTTACCCGTAGTGGTGTAAGACACCTCAGCTGAGTCCTGCACGGGGAACGCCTCAACTGTGGCGTTCACAGTGATGGGGAACGTTGGTATGAGCACGAACGGCTCATAGGTCCCCAACTGCTTCAGCGGCTCTCTGCCCATGTTCATCGTGATTCTCACGGACTGAACACGGAGCGTAAGACCCGCCATATCAGCATGGACTCCACCGTGACGAACGAAAGCAGCCTGTGATGTGACTTGCGGCTGGTCCCAGGTGAATGGCGATAGAGCGGTGTTGGTTAGTGAGCCAGCAAACCCCTCGAAACGCCAGTCTGCTGTCGCAAACGCTCCGACTCTGGCAGTGATGTCTACGCCAGAGAAGTATGCGCGTGGTAGATTCATGACAGCACCGCCTGCATCAACCTGCAACTCGTATTGTGGCAAGTCGAATTCAGCGTCCGGAGTGGTCTGTGCGGCCACAGCGCCAGCGAAGTCTTGCCCCAACAGAAGTGGAGCAGGGTCGCCAAAGCCAAGGTTCTGCGTGATGGTGGCGTCCACGGTAGGCACGTCGTACTGTACCCATAGCGTGGTAGTGCCCAACGCCTTGACCTCATCTTGCGTGGCTCGGTAGGTGAAGTTAGCGGTTTGTGCGCCGCCGAATTCAAGCGTCTCATCATCCGCCGTGCGGGCACCGCTCAGCTGTACCTTGTAGTAAGGCACATTAGCTGCGACATTCTGTAGGTCGGCTCGCGCCCCGACGCCACCCTCTTCGGCAGCTTGTGGGGCATCGCCGTTGGGCTCCCTAGTGATGTCGTCTGACTCGTCGCCTCCAAAGAACTGGTCTTCTCCCATAGCTAGTTACCTCCTTTGCTTTATGGCGTTATGACCACAAGATGGCCAGCGCTACAACTTGAACGCTCCATTGATGTCGGGCAATTTCCCCGACCTCTTCATCGTATACTTCTTCGCCCGTTATATCCTCAGTCTGGATCACCCCGACCTTGGAGGGTGAAATCCCGTCTTCGGGAAATCCCTCATTGTAGTCGTATATGGGTATGTCCCCATGAGTAGATATGGGCCTCAGAGATTCTCTGATGATGTCAAATAGGTCTCTGGCCCCAGCATCTGAACGGGCCAATATTTCAATGTCAAAGCGTATCGTGAGCCCCTGCCTGATGCTGCCGAGCTCTACGCCAAACTCATCAAATGGCGCTGTGCCCAACACTATCAACGGCAGCTTGACGCTGCTCTCTGGGTAAGTATCTGTGATTGGCACCAGCTCTTCATCAAACCCAACGGCGTCAAGGCCATCCCGTATAGCCTGCCAGACGGAGAGGTAGATTAGGTTAGTCTTTTGCATAAGCAGCTACCTCCGTCATGATTCAATCCCCTTCTCTTCAAACATAGTCTTACCCATAGGCGGGGGTATTTCCTCTATTTGCTGGTCTTTTTTTCCGCAGCGGCAATGACATGTTGTATGGCGATGGTCATCCGCTGTGTTATGAACGTCTCTGAGGTCTGCAGGCCTCTCCTGAATAAGTAGGTGGGAGCTATGCCACTATGACCAGGCCCCCCTGTTGTATTCTTCACCATGAACCCTCGCACTTTGAAACGCGCCTGCATCATCTCTTTACCGCGATTGGTTACCTTGGGTCCCTTGGCTTTGTACCCCTGCATGCTGCCTACTTCCCAGGTAGTGCGCTTATCGCCCTTCTTGTGAGACTCTACCAGGTAAGACTTGCCACCCCGCCTTCCACCTGGGGCGGTCTTGGTGTGCCTTTCAACTCTCGTGCTAGTGTAAGCGCTCTGCGATTGTCCCTCTTTTGGAACCTTTAAGTTGCGCCTCTTACGCTCATAGGGACTTAGCCCTACTGGAACAAATCGGTAAGCAGGGTTTGGGGGCAAACCCCACTCAAGATATCTCCAATAAGATTGCTTCCCAGCCGGTATGTTGGTGCCATCTGGTAGCGTGAACGCGGGTCTCCTGAGGGAGTCGAGCTCCTGTATCGAGGCCACGCCCGCTATCCAACTGCTGCCCTTACCTGTGACAGCGCCTGGTTTAATGGCATCAAGAAACTGACCAGTGTCCACAAGGTCGTAGGGTTCTCCGCTCTTACTGGATGTCGTGGCCCAGTTGGAGCGCTCTTTGACTTGTTGGGTTATGTGAAGCACTATCTCATTGAGAGCTTGTGTGATTTCTTGACCATCTTGCAACTCTGCTCTCAGGTGATGCAGAAAATCACTAACCGGTCTCCATCTGTTTTGTGGCATCTCTAAGACACCTCTTGGTCAGTGATTCTTTTACACTCAACAAATATGCGGTTCACCTGCCCTATGCCAGCCTTGGTTATCTCCTTGACCTCTACTGGTATGTCGTCTACTAGCAGGTGGTCGCCCACCTCGAACTGAGTAGCATAAGCCGGGTGCATACTGAGGCGACAGTCTCCCTTTTCGAGGATACCAGCGCGGTCTCGGTATATGTCAGTAGTGGTAATCCACTTGATAACCCCCACCACCTGGCTCTGTTTCCAGCTGTATACCTTGCCCTCCCCATCGCACGTGGGGCACATCGGGTCGGTGGATTCCCCTGTCCTTGGGTTTATGTCGCAATCTGGGCAATCCTCTTCGCTGCGTTTCTTGAATATGATGGCATTGCGGTCAAGCGCCCTGTGTATGTCATGGACATCTCGCGCAATTTGCTGCTTTTGTTGTGGGGTCAAGCCAATGTCCATGGTTACCACCCAGCCACGAACGAGTCGGAGCGGCTCTCCAGTTTGTAATCGGCACCATTGGCGTGGTCTACCTTGCCGCTCTCTAATCTGCCGCCTACTCTGTTGTCGTATATGAGCGACTTGAGCTCCTGGTCAAACTTGTCTTTTAGGTTCGCTATAGCAGTGGACCTGGCATCTGCCATGCGGCTTCTTCTCACAGAGGTCCCCAGCTCCGACCAGTCTATGGCGTTGGCTGCATCGTCGCTCAGGGCACCGAGCTCTCGCGCCATGCGTGCTCCGAGGAATATGATATCCGTGTAGGGGCCTGGGTCGAAGTCCAACATGTAACCCTGGTCACCTGGAGTTACATCCCAATTGAGTCCCGCTCTCCTACTAACCTGTTGTATGCTACTTACGAGAAAGTCTATGAGCTCTTCAGTGCTGTGACGTTTGTACTGGTAGGTGACTGTAACATAAGCCCCAGCGTTTGGAGCGGAAGAGAATGTGACCAACCCTGTGTCGTAGTCGATGGAGTAGTCGGAATTGCGCACCTGCTCCTCGGCGCTCCCACCATCATTAACTATGATGGTTTCACTCTCGTAGACTACCGGGGTAGTGGGTATGCCGAAGATTTTGTTGGCCCCATCAGCCACGCCATTCATGACTTCGCTCATGGCGGTAAATGGGCCATTGTCAAGGTGTCTTTCTAGTGCTGGCAGCAAGTCAGACAAAACGTAGCTACCTTCTTCTGTAGCTGTGTAGGTCTCCGACTCCAACACCTCGAATGTCTCGGCAACGGAAAGAGGGTCGCCTTCTGCCGACACGGCTGAGTACTCCACTTCGTACATACCAGCTGGCCAAGAGGATTGGTGTAGGGTGATGGAGTAGGTAAATGTCCCTGTGCTGGGGTGATTCATCAGCACGGCGTCTACGACTACATCATCGTTGTGAGTAATGGTCACGCGAGTGCCTACTTCGCTGGGGTTGGAGGGGTCGTACACGTCTACTAGGTTACCGGCACCGTCTTGCCAGTAGACGGTGAGCGTGAGGTTGTGTCCCTGTAGAAATGTCTTAGCCATACTGGTAGACCCCTTTCACAGACGTAGTAACGGTGAAGGGGAGGAGACGTTCTCGCCCTCCCCTTCTCGCTGCTGGTTTTGACCCCACTAAGTGCTACTGGGATTTCTATGCCTCAGAGACATCAGTGGAGCCGCCATTGGCGATAGTCAGCTTGTAGGCGGTGCCGTCAGGGGAGTTCATAGTGATGCCACCACCGTCCTTGGTGATTTGAACCTCGCCACCACTGACGATGACATGCTTGTCTGCATCGACCTCAAGGGTAAGGTCGTTACCGGATACCGCCTTGATGATGCAGTCGCCAATAAACTCCATGACCTTGGCCTTGGCATAGTCAAAGTATGTGCGTTGGTTGTTAGCCATAGTGGTACGCCTCCTCTCACGGCTTGTTGTGTACACTTAGTCTTGTCAAAGAGAGACAAGATTTCCTCTAATGCAAACAGCGGCAGCGCCATTAGAGAGCGCTGCCGCTGGAGTTTGCTGGTCTCGGGTTTCACACCACAGCGCTTAGCTGATGGTGCCCTTGATGATGGACCTCGCGTCCAGGACGGCGAAGCCAATCTCTTCAAGGCACTTGACGCCCACTCGCCACCTATCCAAGGAGGCGTACAGTGGCTCCGTGATGAGCGACTCGGCAATAGGCATGACGCCGAGGTTGCTCTGGTCGCGGAGGTCGAACCCGTAAACCTCAGTGTTCTCAAGGAAGTAGTACTCCTCAAGTGCGATATCCCAGATGCCATTCAGACCGGCATTCTGGAAGATTTCGCGCTGGGTCACGGGGTCGATGGTGGTCGTCGTCCACTCCCGGATATCGGCGAGGCGCTCGTTGTTGGCATACAGGTTGGTCAAGCGGCGACCGCGCTGCTGCCTGATATTGGAGGGGTGACGTGACATACGCACGTCAAGTAGGTTGATAAGCTCCTTGGAGAGGTAGCTTGCACCCGGCTCGCCATCAGAGATGGACTGAGCAGAGTTCATCGCGGTGCTGGCAGTCTTCAGGAGTTCCCAACCCTTTTCCTCCTCGGTGATGAGCACCCACTGCTTCATGAGGCTCGTGCACTTCTCGGCCACGTCAAAACGACCGTCCCGCTGGAACTGTCGCTTCCACTCAATAGAGCTGGTGACCTCGAAGGTGTTCACGGTGACCGTATCGGCCACGATGCGCTGCGTGGGCTGAAGCATAAGCCCCGGGACTACCCAGGCCGAGCCCTGCTGCTCCTCGGTGCCAAGCACCGGGAAGGTGGGCGGGCTATTGTGGTCTAGTGGAATGACCTGATAGATATTGCGCACCGTGCTCTCGCGGTCGAGCATAACCTCCAAAGGAAGGCTTAGGGCTTGCGCCCACTCACCGAACGCTTCGGGAGACTCGATAGAGGCCTTTGTCGCCTCAATCTTCTCATCCCGTGGCATGTCGCCGAGCATCTCAGCGCGACGACCGCTCTTGGTTGTTACCAGGTTGTCTTCGCCCTCAGTCTGTTCGAGAATCTGACGAGCGAACTCTCGCAAATCGATTTGTCCAGGCATGCTAGTTCACCTCCTCAGGTGTGGTTTTCATTACACAAGCAACTTAATGCGTATCTTCGTGGCTCCACCGTCATCGGCTCCGTCAGCATCGCCAACAGTTTCGGCGACAGCAACGGCAACATTACCGGCTGAGGTGGTTGCGGTTGTGGCGTAGGTGGGGGTAAGCTTCCCCTCGGTGGTCACATACAGGGTGTCGCCTGGAACGACATCAGCGACATACATGTCTGTGATAAACACGCCACCGTTTACGAACACACCGACAGGCTTGCCAGCGTAGGCCTTCTTTGAGACAGAGAGTGGTGTGAGTTCGTAATCCACGACCACCTGCTCCATCGAGTCATAGCTGGCGTCGGATGGCGGCGCGATGATTTGCTGTGCCAGCAGACCGTAAGCCGCTGTGCCATCGCTGACCACAACGTTTGTAGGGTCCTCGGGCTCATCGTTGGTGTCGGAGTCATCCAACATGACGACAATACCCGCCGAGATATTCGCGGAATCCGCGATATCTTCTGCTGTGTCACAGAAAATCGTGGTGATTGTTTCGTATCGTGCATCAATCATCGGTTTTGCACCTCCTTGCTACTGGTGGTTGTGGATTACTTGGCGGCGCGTGCTCCGTGCAGCCGCTCAAATTGTGAGTGGAGGTCGTCGGCGCTTCGCTGCTCGACGTTCATCCCCATACCGGTGCGCTGGTTGCCCAGTGGGTCAGTGCCAGCTACATCAGCGGTATCATGGTCGGCAGCACGGGAAGGCTCGAAGTCCTCGGCCTGCTCGGCCTCTTGGGCTTCTGCATCCTCCTGAGCTACCTCTTCCTCCTCCTCTGCTTCTTCTTCGGCAGAGGCCTCTTCGCCCTCATCTTCTTCAGCATCATCCGAGTCAGAGGCGGGCATTGCTGCCTTGAGTTCAGTGAGGTAGTCCTCGAACTCGTCGTCCTCCATCTCAGCGATGCGACTCTGGACGCGCTCCTGGACATCTTCGTCTGCGTTGGCATAAAGACCAGCCTCGCGCAGCTCTGCCCATCGCGCCTCCTTGCGCTCTGCTACGACGCGCTCGTGCTCGCGCTGTTCGACCTCGGCCTTGAAGTCGGCAAACTCCTGCTCGACTTCTCCCTTTTCGGCCTCCAGAGCCTCGTTCGCCTCGGTCAGCTCCTCGACCTCAGTCTGGAGCTCATCGTTAGCGGTTGTCAGCTCTTCTACACGACCAGACAGCTCAGAAATCTCTTCCTGCTGCTGTGCGGCGGTAGCTTCGGTCTCTGCGAGCTCTTCTCTGAGCTCAGCAACTTGCTCTTCAAGTTCCTCAGGCATATTAGACTCACCTCCTTCGGATGTATCTTCAACTATAGTATTGTCTTCCTGAGCATCGATTTCCTCCCTACTCTCGGAAGAATATGGAATTCCTATCCTACGCACCCCCTCTTCAAGGAGTTGCATGCCCCTCACGAGGAGGCTTGTGCCCTCGTCTTTTTCGTCATTTTCCCCCTCACCAGTTGCATCCTGTGCCTTGATGAGCTTGTAGGTGATAGCCGCATCGGTTAGCTCGCTGTTCTCGTCGATGAATTCGTTGAATTCATCTTCACACAAACCTATGCACTCAGCTACAACATGCATGTCAAGTTTGGATACGGCGGCTATGAGCTCGGATTCGTCCTTGTACATTTCATCTATCTCTTCATCTATCTCTGTCGCCAATTCGTCGAGCGCTTCCTCTAGCCACTCTTTGAGCGATGACAGGCTGGTGAAAGTCTCTCTGGCGTATACCTCTATAGTCTTCCAGTGGTATATGACAGCTACGAATTCGGCCTCATCTTCGGCATCGCCATCTACGTATACCACAACATCGTAGTCGAAGAATGCTCGGGTAAATAGCGGGTAGACCTCCCTGATGTGCTGCCCTTCAGCTGCATCTTCGATGCTGCCGAATAGCAGGGGGAAGCCTGGGTTGTAGTTGGCGCAGCTGCCATCATCGGTGGCAATAGCGTTGGCGCAACCGTCCTTGGGTTCTGTGGGGTCAAAGTTCATGCAATCGCTTTTCCCAACCATACAAAGTGTGGGGCGCAGCTGCTCCTCTTCTGGGGTCTTAGATGGGTCTTCGATATCAAACATCTCTACTGGGTCCATCTGTGCCTGTCCCTCCTCCTCGGAATTACACTCTAGGCGGCAAACAACGCGGCGCTTTTGGCTGCCTCGGTCTACCACCACCTCGTCTACCCCCTCTTCAAGGTGAGCAACAACCTCCTCAAGCTGGTCGGTTGAGTTGAACTTTTGGCTGCCAGGTAGGATGATGGGCTCTGGGCCGCTTTGCCCCACGGGCATATCCATATCATTGAGGTGTTGTGTAAGGCTCTTCACCTGAGATGCCGTAGCTACATCCTGTATAACAGCCCCTTCGTCTGCTGGGCATTCTGTGAGTGCCGCACCAGAGAAAATTACCTCCCCATCTTCTCCACCGCAAACCCTGACTACAGGCTTGCCTTCGTATGTACCATGAAGATTATCAAGCAAATCGTCAACAATAGGCTCACTGGCATCGGTGTAGAGCTCCCCATCGTACCAGATGGCTATATTGCCAAACATACACTCCATGGATACCGCCCATGGGTTGTCTTCATCTGCCAGGTCTTCGGTAATGTCAGGGTAGACATGGTTATAGAGCACGCTGGCTGCTACGATGCAGGCTGGCGTGTCCTCCGTGGACTCCACGAACACTGCATCGTAGATATGCCCACAAATCTTATCCTGCACGTGTTCGATGTTGTGCGGGTGGTCGATGACGCTACTGAACGAGTTAGCCATCGTAGCTTCCGTCCAGGTGTCACGATTGGCATTAAAGAATGGCAGAGCATGACACAGAACGTAGCTGAAGTAGGTCTTTGTTGGTGTCGGCTCACCCAGTGTAACAGGGGAGGAGGCAAACCTAACCACCTGCTTTGCTCCCGATTGCATATTAATCATCTCCCTCGTAATCGTCAGGCGACTGGGTGAGCAACTGTTGCTTGCGTTGCTCTAACTCTTCAGCAGCCTGCTGCGCTCGTTCTATCTCGCGGTCTAGCTTCTCTATCTCGCTTTCTGTCTCCGCCTCAACGATGTCGTCGTTAGTAGGTATGACAATATCCCCATCAACCATGACCATTCTTTCTTTTCCATCTGATTGCTGGTCTGGCTGAGAGTCGTTAGGTTGTCTCATGTCGGGGTAATTGCCAGGCCTACCCTTGGGTCTTCCAGGCTCTCCCTTTATAGGAGTATTACCTATCGGGGTGAAGATTCCCTCCTCCATAAGCTCCATTTCATCCTTTTGATTTTCCATTTCGGTCTCTGCGTCATAGCCAGCTTCCTCCAGAGCGGTGCGTGCCGAGAGCAGGCCACGGTCTCTCATGGCCATCAGAATCATCTTCACGCGGTCCTCTTGCCTGAGCCGCATGCGGTCGAACTTCAGCTCTGGCGGGTCCACGGAGTACTCGCCCCGAGACCTCATTATGTCGCGGTATATGGGCCTAAACGCCTGTATGATATCTTGCCTGCCCCACTCAAGCCGCTCGATTAGGGCTAGGACTGCAATCCATTGGCTGGCGTAAGCGCCGCTGCCGCCTCCGCCACCTGACACGAGAGATTGGCTGACGCCAAGGCCTGTCATGATGTCTTGAATAACACGCTCGTACTTCTCAGAGCCCAGCACCTGGTCGGCCTCTGGCCTATGAAACTGCACATTGAGGGTGTGGTCCCAATAGACAATCATGGACTTAGCGCCAGTTTGGAATACCTTCTTGAGCTGTTGTATCTGCTTCTTGGTAGCTGGGTATTCGTCATTGCCAATAGTCACGGTGACCAGACTGTTAATCATATTGTCTGCTGTTGACCAGTCCATAAGCTCCAGCTTGCGCTTGAACATGATTGCTCGGGCTACTCGCATGACCAGTGGGGTGGGATAGCGTTGGTATGGCATCTTCTTGCGTTCAATGGAGAACATGCGGTCGCTGGGTATGATTATCATATCCTCCTTTTCCCGCACCCAGCTGGGCCACTGTATGTCGCTATTTCTATCCAGGTACTGGTCGGAGGTAAGGTCTCTCTTTTTGATAGCGTACTTGGGGGCCTCCCCTGTAAGGGCGGTGTTTAGGGAGCCCTCTATTCTGACCACTGCTGGGTTGATAACGTTGAAGCCCACTGGGACGCCCTGCTCGTTATCCTGTCGCATGATACGAGCAGCCCCCGACAGGTAGTAGTCTTGCAATGCCCACTTTATGACCTGCTCAAGCCTCACCTCTTCTGCCCAATCATCAAACCACTTCTTGACACGAGGGTGGTTACTTTGGTGGTGCATGCCAGCTATGGAAAACTCCACCATAATATCAATGACTGTGGCAATGATGGGCTCCCAGAAGTAAAGCTCCTGCGCCAGCCCAATCTGTTTGCGGTAGACATCGTGGGAGTCCCGCCCGCTCATTGGCAAATCCATGAAGGGCTCAGTGTTTGATTTCCTTGCGGGGTTGAGCTGAGAGTCCCTGCGGAACATAGTGTTGGCAACTGCTCGTTCGGCGGTTTGTTCTATGCTCCCCCCAAGCCCCTCAATCTGCCGTACGCTTCCGGTGCCCGTGGCCTGCACCACTTCATTCAGGCCGTTGTCTACCTGTTGCCTTTTGGTGGGGGTTACCTCTGCTATGAGAGACATGGCACCATCTTGGTGGTCTATGACCTTTCCCACATCACCGTGTGTCACATTATCCATTTGCTACACTCCCATGTTTACTGCAAATACGTTACTGCCCGCTATGCCGCCAGCAAGCTCCTTCTTCTCTTCCACATCGGTATTCGTCAGGTCACCCGCTGCTTTGTTGGAGAGCCACAGGGCTGACGCTCGGTCCTTCAGTTGCTTGTTGGCATCAATTGTTTCATACTTGGGCCAGCCGCTTCTGGTGGGCTTAGCGATTATGTTAGCCAGCTCCTGCTTCATCTCTTGAATTTCAAGCGCTGCTTCTTCTTCGCTGGGGTTGAGCTGCGCCTGGTACCCAGGGAGCTTCAACGCCCCTGTCTGGAAAGCGGCTCGTAGCTTAGTCGCCATTTCGTGGTTGTTCTGCGGGGTGAAGTTGACCATATCCAAAATGCGCTGCCCTCGTTTATTGCTATCGTCGTCAATCTCCCTGATGGGTTCTATGGTGTGTGCCTTGCCCGTCTTGTCGGTCCACACGAGGTCATTCCCATCTTCACCCGCCAACATATCCATCAGAGCCAACCCGCCACCACCTGTGTCCATAGCTATGCGTTGTATGTTGGGGTAGTGAATCATGCACTCTAGTATCTTATCGCGCATGGTCTGGAAGCTTTCGTCGTTCAGGTGGATAACCCTCACTACGCTGTGCTCTTCTTCTCCAAGCTCAATGATAACAATGGCGAAATTATCAGACACACGAGCTGGGTCTACTCCCATGACGTAAACCTTGTTCTTGTCGCCACGGAACTTTATCTTGACAGATGGGGTAGACACCTGTTCCAGCATGGACATCTTATAGAACCCTTCGGAGTCTGGCGGGAATACAGCTTGCCACTCCATCAAGAAATCATAATATGGCATAGAAACTCGCGCGTGCTCTATGATGCCTTGGTCCATGAAGCCCTTGGGCAGGTCTCTGTAATCGTAGACGTGCAAGGCATATTTGGGGTCATATTTGGGGTTCTCCTCCCCCTCGATGGTCTCAGCTGTTAATTCGCTGAATGTCTCGAATTTGTCGTATAGGTGGTTGAATTGATAGTATGCCGATGAAGCCATGACGAACTGGTTGGACCTAAGTTGGTCCATCAATTCCTGCGGAACTTCTTTGCCCTGGTCTATCATTCTTTGTATCTTTACTGATAGCATTGGGTCAACTGCGGTTGACATCATTGGCATGACTACTTTGTCAATAATGTCAGGCGGGACCTGCGCAGCCTCATCAATAACCAATAGGTGAGCACGAGCGCCACGAATCTTACCGCCGTCGCCCAGTGGCATTGCTCTGATTGAGCTACCATTCTTGAAGTTGAGTGTAACAGCATCTGGGTTGTGTATTATCTTCTTCTCGCAGCATTCTCGGAAGTAGGGGGCCTGGTCATATATGTTGCCTACTTCTTCCATGACGAATTTGCTCTGTCGGAAGCTACTCCCGACCATAACGACTCTAGTTCTGGGGCGGAGGATGGCAGTTATGCAGGATATCAGAGCAAGGCAATATGTATTATGATTGACCAAGCCATTGCCCGAGAACATCTGCCCTTCTGGGACCACAAAATCATAAGTAACTGCTTCGCTGTCTTCTACAGAAGTAACCTCTGCGAAGAAGTAACGCTGTGCAAGCAGCGACTGCAAGTAACGGCGTTCGGGGCAGTCTACGTGCAGTATGTCAGGCAGTTTGGCTATTCTATCGTAGCTTTGATTTTCACCCTTGCGATAGAAGCTCTTGATAAAGTAGTTGTCCTCACGACTGAATCCACAATCCATAGTCTCGCGGGTTTTGGCACGAAGGCGCTTGACTATCTCCCCGAGGTGTGGAACACAGAACAGATTATGATTACGCCCATTGCTTTCTCCCTTTAGGTTGTGCTCTCTGAGCTTTGCCTTCTTTTCAGGGTGGTCGAAGCCAATCTCCTGCTCGAATACCTCATTGAAGCCCGACAGGACAACGACACGGTAAGCCTCATTGCAGTCGGTCTCCTGACTCTGTATCGAGGATACGATGCCGAAGTTGAGCAGGATTATCTGCACTTGTCTTGCTAGTTCCTTCGAGGAGGTGTAAAGCTGTGCTCCTCCATGCTCTACTCCACCATCTGTGTCAAACAAGCCGCGAAGGAAGGCAGCCACGCACTCCTTTGGTGCTTTGCGGATACTGATGGGAACTGATTTGTTGATAGAAAGACTACGCCCCATCCCCACCGACTGCTCAAGCCAGTTGTTTAGTTGTTGGCGGGAAATTGCATAGGTGGTCGTGTCTCCTCTTTGCTCTGATAGGCGGGGCTCGATATCGAAAACTTCTTTTGTCAGTGAGCGCCATGTGGATTGAGTGCTCTCTAGACCAGTGAAGGCGATGGTATTGGAGGATTCAGTAAAGCAGCCGTCACCCAACGTTAGGCCTATCCAGTAAGCCAATGCTGGTGTCATGTGCGAAGGGAGTTTGACACGTTTGCCAGTAGCAGCTACAGAGAGCAGCTTAGTTGACGAACCGAAGTAGTTCTGACCATGCTCTACAACTACATAGTCACCGGGCTTGATATTCTCAAGTCTTCTCATCCTCATGTAGCCGTCTTCGCACATGACTAAAACGGGATGTTCTAGTGTGCCCTCAAGCTCTATGCCTATGCTGGTGGTGATTTTTTTGGTTGGCCCATGACCATCGCAGTACCAGTGTGAGCTCTCTGCTTCTTCGCTGAATCCCCACAACTTACGCTTGAGTGGCACAAGCATTTGCTCCTGGGAAGTGACACCGAGCTCGTTACCTATTTGCAACATTCCATTGTCAGTAAATACAATAGTGTCACCGCAAGTGCACTTCCCGCAGCCCCTCCCCCAGACCCACAGGTTGTATGGCTTCTCCCACGCTTGCCTGATTGCCATCCTTTGGTGTGGTGGCATGTCCACGTTAAGTATTCTTCGAACCGCTTCCACGGGATTTTGTTTGAGGAAGCCAAATGTCTTCCGCATTTGGTCATAACTAATCCGCTGAGCCATCTACCAGCACCTCCTCCTCGTCGGGGGCCTCAGTGCGGATAGCTGTCGCATCTCTACCTTCTGCCCTTCGCTCCCGCAGGAGCTCCTCTTCCTCTTCCTCTTCTCGCTCCAATGTCTTGAGAATATCAGGCATATCAGACTGCATCTCCAGGGCGAAACTGGCAATGTCACCCTCGTTACCCGTCTCCCCACGCTTAAGTCTGTCCTCACGGTCTATACCCAGCTTATTGGCGGTGTTCTGGAATATCTTCTGGGCTCTCTCCAGCCGCTCGCTCACGTCAGAGCCTTTTGCCTGCTGCTTGAGCAACCTGGCGATGTCTATCTCTTGCATAAGAAGTATGTGCAAAGACATCATGTCAACTGAATTATTCAGGTCGGGGTAGTCCTCCAGGTACTCCTCCTTGCGCCTTGTTACGAACTCTCTCTCTGGCTTAGTCAAGTTCTCAAGGTAGCCAAGCCCCCCATCCTCTGCTATCGAGGGGCCAATCACATCGTCATTTTCCACACCAGGCTCTGTGGCTGCACCCTTCTTTGTGATGCGCCTTTCCCAGGTATATAAGTCCTGCCTGGCGACATTGTTGTCCCTGCACCACTGCGATATATTGCCACTCGCCCTGGCCGCTCGGATGCGCTTGAGCCACTTGACTTCCTTCTGAGATAGGTTGTGAGGTATATCGTCTGACATGGTATAATCACCCTGCACGGGTGCGATTGTTGTTGTCTTCAACTATAGTATTGACTAAACCGCCTGTCGTTTCCTCCAAGTCATGGTATAATTCAGGTGAGCTACCTCTATTAGTGCTATAAGTAGCTAAATATAGCGCAAAAAAGGAGCAAGGGACGTGAATGGCGGTATAATTGCCCAGGTGGCGAATACCATCAATAGCTACCAGGGCTGGCAGTGTGAGTTGTCTGAGCATAATGACTTCGATATCCTACTCCGAGATGCTCCTGTGGAGAAGGTGAGGATGTACGGCAGAAGACTAGCCGTAGAGTTTCCGCGCCCCGCCGAGGGGTTTGCCTCTGCTGTGTGGCTACTGCCTACGGCCATGACCCGCAATGGCTACCAGAACAGTAGATTGGTGCAAGGTGTGGCCGACACAGTTTTGATTATGACACAAGAGGTGACTTGGTTTATCAAGCATGAGCAGTTGGCAAACCTGCTGCTGGCCAAGCAAACCGTAGCAGACCCTGAGATGGCTGTGTTGATGGGGACCACGAGGAATATGGGGCAGGGCGTTTATGGCGTAGCGGTTCCCCAGGGGGACATAGAAACCATAGCCATCAATGCAAAGGAAACGAGGGAGTTAATTGATGGGACGTAACGTAGTTGATTTTGATGGGGGGCATAAGGGTATTTTTGAAGATTCACGATGCATGGTTGAGCTCGATAACGAAAGCGTGGCTTGCATTGTCACCTCACCCCCCTACAATATAGGTGTAGACTACAAGGGCTACGACGATGACATCCCAGAAGAACACTACGAGCGCATGTTGCTCGGTGTTATTGGGGAGTGTTACCGTGTGGCTAAGCGAGGCGCTGTTATGTTCATGAACTTGGGGATACCCCGTAGCGACCCCTCAAAACCTTGGAGAGTAGCGCAGCTTATTGAAGAGCAGGCGCTTGAATCGGATGGGTGGTCTCTGCTGCAGACTATCGCTTGGGTGAAGTCGATATCGTTAGACATAGGTGATAGCGTGTTTTCAAAGGGCCATTATCGCCCAAAGCGAGGGGAGCTTCTCAATGACACTTGGGAGCCAGTCTTTTTGTTTGCCAAGGGGCCCAGCGAAGTGAAGCTCAATAGGGATGAAGTGGGGGTGCCCTACTCGGATGAGAGCAACATAGAGCGTTGGAAGGGGGGTCGAAACAAAAGGTGCAGGGGGAATGCCTGGTTCGTGCCATACGAGACAACGCAAGCAAGTCGCGAGCACCCAGCTCCATTTCCTGTGGACTTAGCTGGCAAGTGTATATTGCTCGGTAGTAACGAAGGGGATGTGGTGCTCGACCCTTTCATGGGCAGCGGGAGCACACTCCTAGCCGCCAAGTCACATGGTAGGATAGGCGTAGGTTACGATGTGGACGCAAGCAACAAAGCGCTTGTGTCAGACAACATGCAGAAAGTGTACGACAGCAATGCCTTCGGCACCTTGTGCGATTGGAGATACGATGACGAGCAGGTGTTCTAAAGGAGGAGCAAGATGAATCAGAGGCAAAGATTCGAAAGGGCATTCAAACAGATTTCCATTCAGGTGATGCAGTTGCAGGCTAAGCTGGCAGATTACGATGAATGGAAGGTCATACAGGAGTTAGTGGCCGCAGTAGGGCAGACCACTGAAGATATAATGGACAAGAACCTAGACGAGCAGGAGGCCTGCATGGAGGTAGCACAGGAGTGTGGTGCCCTGATTGGTGCCTTCAGTGGCCGCACGCCGCTGGTTGATGACTTCAAGGATATGTTCCTTGATATCTTCAAGGATGCTGTTGATAACCCGGGCAGGTTTGAGGGCAACCTCAAGATTGGCATTGCTGGTGGGCTCTCGGGTTAATCAGCCTCGAACAATGTTTCAATAGGCCTCCCGCTGTGCATCTGCGAGTGTATTGTATGTAAGCATGCGTCACAGCGGGGGCTGTCTTCGTGCTTGCATTGCTTACATAGCTTCGCCAACTCAACTTGTATATGAGATAGCCCACCGGGCTGGATGGTGCCGTCCACTATTGTTCTACCTCCTGTAGAGCACTATGTTCTTACCGGAACACTCAAGGCGTGTTGAGCGCACGCCTGGGCCTAGCCTTTGCAGGTAGTCTAGCCACTCTTTCTCTACCATATCCCTGCCATCAAGCGGCATTACGCAACATGGAACAACCGCGAAGGGCTTACGTAGGCCCAGCCCCAGCCTCACGATAATCTCAGTGGCTTCATCTGGATGGAGGCCAACCAGCAAGTCGTAGTCCCCCAGTAGCTCTCCGCAGTCTTCAGTGTGACGTATGACCAGGCGCTTTCTGTCTATATCATGCAGCCCCCCGAGGGGTATCTCCTGCTTGCTAGCTGCATGTCTCATAGCTGCCTGACTGTTGTGGTTAGCGGGCTCGAACACGGTGGGCTCGTAGCCTCTTTTAGCAAGCTCAAGGGACAGGAGGCCAGACCCTCCCCCAATGTCAGCTATACGATGAGCGTTGGGCCAGTTTCTCTCTATGAAATCCGAGAAGATTTTGAAACGACCTGTATCTCCCATAGCTTAGCACATCATATGGTCAGCTTCAGTGCTGGTTTGTTGGTAGGCGGCAAACTCCACAAGCCCGCTCACGCATACGTACATCAGCACAAACACCAGTAAGAAAACAGCCAAAGCTTTGGTCTTCTCAATTGGCTTGAGCAGGGCAAAATCCGTGTAACACACTATGCCATCATAGACCAACAAAGTCAACGTCAGCGATATGAACGCTACCAGCACTGAGCGTACATTATAGAAAGGGAACACAAATGCAGCCCCCACCATTATAAGCACCACAATCAGGAGGGTGGGGGCATCTACACGTGCTTTTCTGACATCCTCATCTCTGCCCTCTGCAGATTGCACCCTTTGCAGCTGGTCAGAGATGGCAATCTGAGCCCCGATGCTCAGTTTGTTGAGTTGTTCAGCAATGTTACGTGCGTATCTTCCTATTTCCATTATGCCCCTTCTTCGTTACTCAGAGAGCTTATTGGCGGCCAGTTGGGCAAAGCTGCTGCGCTGTGAGCGCTCCAGTTTTACCACAGCAAATTCTGGGTCGCCCTTAAGTTTGTCAACCACTTGCGCAATGCCACATGACTGCGCATCCAGGTACTGCAGGTCTATTTGAGATGTGTCGGCAAGGAGGGCTAGCTGACTCTTCTCTCCTGTTCGCGTCAGCACAGTTCGCATCTCGTGGATGCTGCAGTTTTGTGTTTCGTCCACTATAACGAACTTCCCGTGGAGGTGCCTGCCACGCATAAATGTAATGGCCTCCAGCTCTAACCTGCCATCCATCAGCATAGCTTCTCCAAGGTCGCCGTTGCCACCCTTGCCACTGTACATTTGTATGACCTTGAGATTATCGGAGAAGGGCTTGTGCCAGTTGCTTAGCTTCTCCTCTTTATCCCCCTTCAGGTAGCCTATGTCCCTGCCATTTACCGATACTACAGGTTTGATAGCCACAATGCGCTCTACCTCACTGTGGTCCAGCTGCTGCAGGGCGGCGGCAAGGCTCAGTAATGTCTTACCACAACCTGCCACACCCAATAAGGCCACACATGTTACATCTTCATCCATAAGCACCTCAAGTGCCATTCTCTGCTCATCATCCAATGCCCCGATGCCGCTTATCCCGTGTGACCACTCGCCCACGACCTTGAGTTGCCCCCGTTTCCTCCTCATGAGAATTGCCGGTACATTCTCGTATCCCTCTGCTTGCACGTAGCAGAATTGGTTTTCGAGCAAGTATTCGGGGGCTTTAACGCTTCCATCCAGCAGGTCGTCTGGGTGGTCGAGTGGGAGGATAATAGTCTCTCTACGGATACCCGTATAGCCCTCCTCTACCTTGTCTTGCTGGTAGTCCTCAGCAGCTACCCCCATTAGAGACGCCTTCACCCTCAAGCCTATATCTTTAGATATTAGTTTGACTTCTGATTTTGCCCCCTTGGCTTCCCATATGAGGTCTTTAGCGCAATCAATTATCAGGTCGTCGTGGACATGGGATGATACCTCTGATAACTCGTGATGGGGAACACCAAGCTCATGGGGGTCTTCGAACGAGAGGGTGCAGCCCGCTTCTGTGTTAGGGCTAACCAGCACCTTGCGTGAGGCAGATTCGACCATCCTCAGCCTGATGCTCTCTAGTTGTCTCATTATACGCCTGGCTGCTACGCCCCTCTCCGATTGTGACTTTCTCAGCATATCCAATTCGTGTACTACTATGTAAGGTATGACCAGGTGGTTCTCGCCGAATTTTGTAAGAGCTTCTGGGTCATGTATGAGCACGCTCGTATCTACTACAAAGAATTTGCGCATGAAGACATATACCCCTGTCGTGTGCGGTGTTGGGTGTCGGTGTTCTACTACTTAGAGTATTACCACTTAACGGAGCACATGCCTCTAATCCGTCCGAACTGGTTTTGTGCCTGGTATCTGCTTATCGAGCAGGCCCATGACAATGCAAGCAAGAGAACTGTGGAAAACTGGTATGTAGTAAGCGGGCATAGATACCCATTGCTCAAACCTATAAGGGAGCGCAGTGAAGGCAACACCTCTTCTGAGTCTAGACTCAAGCAATATGTTGATATCCTGGGCACCTGGGTGTCCTTTGTATTCATTGACTGCCAGAGTTTGTGAGCACCTGTAGCCAGTAACCCTCATATCAACATCTGAATCCTCCGCCTCAGCGCACACCTTTCTCCTGTTACTACCAGCATGTTCCAGGTAGTCTATGCTACCTACTACTGAGGCGAGTAGGGGCATGTGTTGCGTGGGGGATATGAAGCTGACCACAGCACCATCGTCGTTGTAGTCGTTGAAGGTTATGAACGTTTGCCCTCTTGAGCAGTTGATTTTGCAGTCCACATTATCTCGCTCGTTAAAGCCTACAACTCCGTTCTCCAAAATGGTCATGTGGTTGAGCTCTGCCTCTATGACCGATGTCCCCTCTACGTCCATCTCTTTTCTACCGACCATCACATTCATCTCCTTCTGCTTTCAACCAGGCAAGTAGGTGTGTGTCTTCTGGTTCAGGGATATCCTCGCGCAGTGTCAAGCCATGGTGTTGTCTCAAGTGTTCGCCCACAACATAAGCCTGTTCGTCGTAGTTGCCCACAGGCACCGATGCGTAGTCCACGCGGTGGTTGTGGCAGAAGCTTTCAATAAGGCCATGTATGTGCTCAGCATCACTGCTGTCCTGTGTTCGCACCCCATCCTCCCGCACCACGCGCGGGGGGAGAAGGTAAATAGCATCGTACTCATTGACTGACTCCATAGCTAGCTCATAGAGGCGAACAAGATAGCCTCGCTGCTTGCGGTCTTTTATATCTGCCAACATTCTACCGTAGATATAGCTGAGGAATATGGGGCTATCAGAGAGGACAATCTCGTAGGTGCGACTAAGCTGCTCCTCCCACTTCTTCTGCCCATCGAGAATGTACATTTGCTCGAAAACGTGCTCCGGGACACCGTAGCGCTCGATGTAGTGTCGGGCGTATTCCTTCACACACTCGCTGCTGCCCTCCAGTAGCCTGCGCAAGCGGTGCGATAGCGTCGTCTTGCCTGCGCTGGGTGGACCACATATTCCTATCCTAAAACTCATCGTTGTATTCCTCCGCTACACAAGTTCCACAGTAGCCTGCTAGCATGGTATCTTCAAAAACCCAATAACCACACCCTGGACACTTTACTATACCCCCCACCTCCACAACTGCCTCCACAGTGCAGTCATTATCTCTGGCTATCTCTGCCAGCTCATCTTCAGTCTTCGTGGTTCCGGTCGTGTCCAGCGCAATTTGTTCGGGCGTGGCCATGGTGCCTACTCACTCCTGTTCGTCATTGTTATTCTGCTCCTCAAGTTCTTCTATTTCAAGGCGCAGATTTGCTACGGTCTCATAGTGGTGCAAAAGCAGCACGACAATAATGATTACTAAGATGCCGACTAGTTGGTCCATCGGAAGTCACCTCAGAATGTCTCTTGTTGCCCCGCCTCTATTTGCTCTTGTAGCCAATAAGCCCCTCTGGAGCAATACTCTTCATCCAATTCTATGGCTATGCAGGGCACGTCGTAAAGGTAACATGCCCACGCGGTGGTGCCCCTGCCCCCAAAGGGGTCCACAACTAGCTGCTCGCTTCCCCTGTCGCAGTGTACACGCAATGCGTTGAGGGGGAGTGTTATCGGGTAGGCAGCTGGGTGCCACAACAGTGGCGCGTTGCTGTCATTGTAGGATGGGTCAGATTCTAGCTCATCTTCAGGGGTAATAGTCCACACTGACCGCAGGGACAAGCTCCGGTCTCGCGGTGGGTCCCACTTTTCTTGTCCTTCTGCCACGGGCTTACGGAAGGTCCATAGGTGTTCGTGCTCGGCCACGGGTCGGGGGCTCTTGTAGTGGTAAGCCCGAGGAGCCCCCATCCTGCCGAAGTCCTTGTGCCATATACGCTCACAGTAGAGGTGCATGCCAGCGTCATTGAACGCACCCCAATACATGCCCTCCATGGAGTAGGGCGCTGGCCACACCATCCCGAAATTGACAAAGGCATAGCCGCCTGGTGCCAATGCCTCATGACAACC